TCCGGGCGCAGCATTTTCTGTAGCTCCGGGCAGCCGTGCAGAAAAAATGCGCGGTCTACGACGGCTCCGTCCGGGACGCGCAGACGGTCAAGGTTTTCCATGTATTCCCTGAAAACCTTTTCCGACTGACGCACCGGCGCGGCTATTAGAATTTTTGTCATACCGCACCTTCCATTCTGCTTTTCCACTCCAGATATTCGGCGCAGCCAACGGGCCGGGTCTCAAGGTGCCCGATCTCGGGTGCCGGGTCGATGATCAAGGGGATGCCCGCATCCTTCAGCCGTTTGCAGAAGCAGATATCCTCTCCGGCAAAGGGCAGGGGCAGGAACCAGGGATACTGTATTTTGTCGAAAACCTCTCGGCGAATGAGCATACAGGCCGCGCCCGCGCCTTCGGCGGCAAAGGGCTCCGTCGGCCGCTCTTCGAACTCAAAGGGTTCAGTTCAATCCCGTGGTCGGTAGGCTCCAGCCTTTTGTAAAAACAGGGTGTGTACGGCGGCACACGCTTGAAGCACATGGCGCTGGCAACGGGTACGTTCAAGGACAGCAGCCGCGCAAGCACCTCCGGCGGGAAGGTCATATCGTCGTCGATCATGAACAGCCAATCGAAGCCGCCCTTCTGCATGTCCATGACAAGCGATTCTAGGGCCACATGGATCGTGGCACGGGACATATAGTTGACAATCGTTCCCTCCGGCACCTTCAGCCGCATCATACAGGCGACAAACTCCCTGGGCATGTCGCCGGCTGTTGTATCCGATAAGTCCTTTCATTGTGATGTATCCTCCGCTCCGAATTTGTCCGATACGCCATAAAAGCCGCGGGGAGGCGGCTCGGAACAACACCGTCTCCCCGCGTATGCATGGGCTTCAGCCCGTTTGCACCTGTGATTATTAACCCAGGGCCATGTACTTGACGGCCTCACTGAGCGCCAGCTTGCCGTCAACGCGCTGCCATTACGCGGATACCGATCTGGCCGTTATCCGCATAGCGCTCGTTCAGGCGCTGCATGCTCATGGGCCCGCGCAGCCCCAGCTTGTAGTAATGGAAGTCTCCAAGAGCACGTCCTTGTTGCCTGTGGTCAGGCCGGGCATGGCCTCCGAAGTTTTCAGCGGCCTGTTCAGCAGTCGGTCCGGTTCTCCGGTTTGTGATGCGGGCTGGAAAATAAACCGACCGCTGGAGTCGGTCATTTTCATGACCACGCCCAGTCCGGCGCGGTCATCAGGAAACTACCGTTTTTGGCATAAGCGCCCTTGACCGCGGTGAAAAGGTCCACGATGTTCTCATACTTGAACGAGGCGGAAAGCGAGCTGGTCAGCCCGAAGGCCGCCCCGCCGATAATGCCGGTCGGTCGGCCTGAGAGGGTTCCGGCCACCACTTCAGCTTCGGTGCCGCGTCCCAGTGCCACACCGGTGACGTCCTTCAGGTAGCCTTCAACGTCGAAGCCGCTGTCCTGCAGCAGTTCCTCGGAGGCCTTTATCAGCACGGTGCCCTTGTAGGCGCCCAGCTGAATGCGGCCAACCGTAGGCGAGCTGTCGGTATAAGCGCCACCCTCGCTCGTCCAGTACATGGTGGGTTCGGTTCCGTCAACCGGAATGTCGGTGAGGGTCGTGGTGTTGATGCTGTGCACCATGGGCAGAACCTCGCCGTAATCGTAGAGTTTCCTCACGATCTCCTGACGCAGTTCCTCGGGTACGGTATATCCCATGCTGCCGGCGGCGGTGGATACCGCGTTTGAAATGGTGCCGCGGCTGATGTAATCCATAAAAGCCCTGCGGCCTTCGTTTTGGGTCGGGCTGGGGCTGTCGTCCTTGAAGGAGCTGTCCACCGCGAAGCGCTCCTCCTGCTCGATCCGCGCGGTGAGGTTCATAAATTCGCGGTTTGCCTTATCAAAGGCCTCCTGGTTTGTCGGGTCTACCGCTCCGTCTTTCATCAGCTCGCGGACGCGGTTCATGATCTGCGCCCTCTGGGCGTAGAGCTCGTTGATAGCTTTAATGTCTGGCATTTTCTATTACCTCCATAAGTCTGAACGTATTGGTGTTTTTCCGGTTCCGCTCTGCCACGGCTCTCGCCAGGGCTTCCGTGTCCGGCTTTCCTTCCTGCGCCGGCTCCTCCGGCTGGGTTTCCGGCTCTCCGGTATTTTCCGGGGCCGCCGGCGCGGGGCTTGCCTCTTCCGGCCCGGGCGGCGAGCCGGTAAAAATGGCTATCATCTTCTGAACAGCCGCAGAGCAGCTGTTGAGGATGCTCATTCGGGGAAACGCAAAGTTGACGATCTCAATGCTCTCGCCCGGGGCGAGGTAACGGCGTCCACAAAGCCTTCCTTCAGCGCGCGCTTGGCGCTCATGTAGGTCTCATCGTCCATCAGCTCGGAGATGTGCTCCCGGGAGGCGCCGGTTTTCAGCACATAGGCGTTTACGATGGTTTCCTTGACCGTGTCAAGGATATCAGCCACCTTTCTCAGATCGGCCGCGTAGCCCTCTGCGCTGGAAAGGGGTTATGGATCATAAACATGGCCGTCGGGCTCATTTCCACGGTCTGCCCGGCCATGGCAATCACGGTAGCGGCACTCATAGCCTTGCCGGTGATAACGCATTTTGTCGTGCCCTTCCGTTTTTTTAGCGCGTCGTAAATGCCGGCGGCGGCGAACACGTCCCCGCCGTAGCTGTCGATATATACGGTCAGAGCTTTCCCTTCCACTTTGGCCAGCTCCTGCCGGAAGCGATTCGGTGAGGCGCATGGCTCTCCGAACCACTGATATAGCCATGCCCAGGCGTCGTCCACGATGTCCCCTTCAATCCAGAGCTCAGCCTCGCCATTCGCTTTGTTGATAATTTTCCAGAATTCCATGTATTCTCCTTTGTCATTCAAGCGGCTGCATATTTACCGGCATATAGAACCTGTCTCCGGCCGGGCCGATGTTGTCCAAGTTTTCTTTTTCCCGGATCTCGTTGGAGTTGAGAAACCCGTTCATACGTGCGATCTGATAAGCCCGGTACCGGTCCAGGAGCTTTCCCTTCATGAGACTGTTAAGATCGTGCTCCACATAAAGGCCCTCCCGTGTCTTCTGAAAATCAAACAGGAGATCCTTCATGACCTCCTGCTTGATATTCTTCAGATACGGCCCCAGCGTATCGTCGGCGAACTGGGCGTTCATTTCCTCCATGTTGTTGTAGGTGGCTCGCTCCAGATCCATGATTTTTGAGGGCGGCACGTTAAAGAAGCGCGCGATCTCCACAACCTGGAATTTCCGGCTTTCGAACATCTGCCCTTCGTTGGCCGGAGCCGCAATCCGGGTAAATTTCATTCCCTCTTCAAGCAGCATCACGCGGTGCTGGTTCCCCAGTCCCGAATAGGCCTCCCGAATGTTTTTCTTGAAGGTGTCCAGATTGTCGCCTTTGAGCTTTCGGGATATTCCACGGTTCCGGAAGGATGAGCCCCATTCTGAAAATAATCAATGGAGTACCGCTCTGTTTCCAGCGATAGCTTCAGGGCGCCACGCAGCAAGGAAACCGGCTTAAAGCTTTCGAAGCCGTCTATTGAAATTCCGGGAAGCTCCAGCATGTTTCCGAATGGTATGATCTTCTCATCCCAGCCCGACTGGCTTTCGTTCGTATAACGAGGTACACGCACCTTCCAGTAGGGCTCCCCGCCGGGATGCCTTTTCTTTTCAGCATACTTCTTAGGGATAGGCCAGAGATATTTTGGCTCACGGTTTTTGTGTCCCGCTCGATTTCGGCGCAGCCCGCGCCGCAAAGCACCAGGTTCACCATCATCATCCGCCAAAAGTTATATGCGGTCATATAAGGATTCGGTTCTTCATTCAACAGTCGGTGCAGATAGTGATCGGCTCTTTTTATACGTCCGCCGTTTTCCTTGCGCTGATAAACGTTCAACGGCAGAAGCGCCACCTGTTCGGACAGGACGCGCACGCAGGCAAAGGCGGCGCAGACCTGCAGGGCGGTATCCTCGTTTACATCACCATTTCCATACCCCATCGCCTCCACCAGCCATTTTTCCGGCTCAGTCAGCGTGCTGTTTTTGAATATCCGGTTCCAGAAGCTCATATTACTACCACCTCGGTTGATGTCTCGGCATAATCAGGCTCCATTTTCAGACAGAGCGCCATCGCGTCGAAGATCGCATACATGGCGTCCATCCGCTCCGTTTTGGAGACCTTTTTCGGTTTATAGTTTTCGTTGCCGTCGGTCACAAGACGGACATTTGTGAACGCCCAGCGCGTACATGGATTCCCGATAAACTCGGCTTCCGCCTCCCCTCCTGACGTTCCGAGAAGCCGCTCCACTTCCTTCATCGCCGGCGAAAGCGTGGCAATATTCTGGCGAACTTCAAGCTGCTCGATATCATGCTCGTCCAGAAGCGTCTGGCGCAGTTTCTCAGCGCCCCAGGGGTCCCCGCCGAATCCGGGCACATTGAAGGTTTTGTCAATCAGCGCAATCCGCTCTTCTATGAATTCATAATCGATCACGTCTCCCGTGGTCATATCCACATATTTCTGCTGCACCCAGTCGTCATAAGGCACATGGTCGGTTTTAACACGCTCGTTCAAACGGACTTCCGGAATAAACTGAATTGTCAAAAATACATATTTTTTCAGCCATTCCTGCGGCGGGAACACGAGACCGATAGCCGTCAGGTCCGAAACGCTGGAAAGGTCGTTTCCCACATAGCAGCGCAGCCCGGCCAGCTTTTCAAACGCCTCGGCATATAAAATCGTTTTGCTGACGCTGCGTTCGTAAAATTCTACCGGGAGCCATGATAGCTCCTTGATCTTGACCCACTGATTGAGCCTGAGCCACCTAAAGTTTTTTTCAGCCGCCAGACTTTCCTTTGCTTTCAGCGCTTCGGCGCGGATGGTTTCAATTTTTACGGAAACGCCGATATTCGGATTGCACGCCCGCCAGACGGCCTCGTCGTAAATGTCCGCGTTCTCAGGCGCGCCGTAGATTCTTGCCCAGTACGTCGGATCGTCGATCTCTCCGGAAATGATCTTTCGGGCGTAATCGTGTTGCTCCCAGCCTATGGATGCCCGATCCGGGTCGTCTCCGGCCGTGGTAATGACCCAGCAAAGCGGCTCGTTTCGGGAAGAGCCCGCGCAAAAGGTCATAACATCCCAGAGACGCCGATTCGGCTGGGCGTGCAGCTCGTCGAAGATGACGACGGTCGGGTTCAGTCCGTGCTTCCCCGCGTATTCAGCCGCCAGGACCTTGAGAAACGTGCGCGTTTTTCGGTTGACAATTTCCTTGGTTGCCTCGCGCACCTTCAGTGGACCGCTGTTTTCCGCCAATACGGCCGGGTCCTGAGCAATTTTATCAAGCATTGCCTGGAAGACGATTCGGCTTGTTCCTTATCGCATGCACAGCAGAATATGCGGCCTCCAGGCGGGTCTCCGATCAGGTGGTAAAGGCCGAGAGAGGCAATCAGCTCCGTCTTACCGGTTTTTTTCGGAGCTTCCAGATAAGCCGTCCAGTATTGCCGATATCCGTCCGGCCTGACCGTGCCGTAGACCTCGGAAAGGACCTCCTTCTGCCACTGCTGTAATATAAAAGGCTGTCCGAAAAAATCTCCGGTCAGCCTGGTTTGTTCAACGAACGATATTACGTCGTCGGCTCTTTTTTGAGAAAACATTCCGCGCTCCGTTCCGAAAGATGTTCTAAACGTCCCGCCCTTTCTTCCAGCCCATCATTCCTCCGGTGTCCTCCTCATCATCCGCCGGCGGCTTTTTCTGGATGCTGCGGATCTGCCCCTGTAGGGTCATCAGGTTCTCCTTCTCGATATCGAAAAGCATCTTCCGCTTCTGCTGCAGGGCGGCGTCGTTCCGCTGGATGCACTTTTCAAGATCAAGCGCCGCGGAGAGGTATTTCTGGAAATCCATATTCCCCCGATTATCCTCCAACTCGTCCATCCGGCGGCGCAGCCGCTCGTCCTCCCGCTGAAAATTGTCGCACTCGGCAAGCATCAGGCAATAGCGGTTGATCACGTTTCCGATCAGCGCGTCGTTCTTTCCGATGGCCTTATAGAGCGCCCTCAGCCTTCCGTATGCCTTGTGCGCTACCGGGGAGGCCTTCACCGCCGGATCCTCGGTCATCTGCTTTCCCGTGGCCAGGGCCGCCTCGCCTTTTTTTCTGAGACTCAGCTCTTCCTTCGTTCTGTGCCCCTTTATTGTCTCGACAGGCTTTGGTGTCGGATCCGGCATATTTTTCACCTCTTTTTGCCTGTTTTTCGCAAAAACAAGGCTTTAACCCGGCTTATATCCGCTCAAAAGTGAATAATTATAAATATTTATCAGAACGCGCGCGCCCGCGCCCCCATCACGCGCCGTGACTGGGAATTTTTTTCGTTCGTCTATCGACACGGGGCATCGTTTCAGGGACGGGAAGTTTTGACATCCCCCTACCCCTGTTGATAACGCTTTGGATTTCCAAAACCGCCGTCTTCCGACGCTGTCTTCTGATCATGACAGCGTTTACACGAACTGCGGAGATTATTCGGATCCATGAACTTATTCCAGTCTCCATTATGCGGTTCAGCGTGGTCCACGCAAGTCGCGGCGGTGACTATACCCTTTTGTGCGCAGTAGTAGCAAAACGGATCGCGTGCCAGCTTCCAGTCCCGCAGCATGAGCCACCGAGGATCCCGATACCACGCATGCCAAGGCGGCCGCTTATATTCTCTTATGCTCTGCCATTGATGCTCCGCGCATCTGCTCGAGCCCGGCAGCGCGAACGCGCGGCACCCCGGATATGAGCACAGACGCCTCGCTCTATTTGGCACGGATGTCCTCCAGCCGAGGAGCACCTCTCAGCTTCACGAGACACGGCAACTCATCAAGAATCGAATCATACTGCGCCTGAATCCCGTCCCTTTGAGTGTCCGTCTTTATGTACCACTCGTACTTCCGGCGCCTGTCTTCTTTTGTGGCGTATGAGTAGTGAAGGATCCGTGAGCATGCAAGCACCCGCAGGAGCTGCATGTAGTGCATCGGGAACGATCCACAGTGCAGTTTGGTCTGCCGCCAATCATCAGGCGCCAATGGGTCATAGCGCACCGCCCGGACCCAAACTCCTCTATGCGCACACCACAGTGCGTCGTCGCGATAGTGATCTTCATCCCACATATCGAACAACCGCATCCCGACCGCAGAGAGTCCCGGCCACGCGCCGCCGATCGTCCGCAGTTCCTCACGCAGTTCTTCAGGCTCGGTTATGATTTCATCTGCATCCAGACTGACGATCCAGTCTCCCGCATCCGCTGTCCCCGTAACAATTTCCCACAACTGCCGGCGCACCCGCCACTCGCAATCCGAGAACCTGGCTTCGGCTTGCCATACATGAGCGCCAAGCCCACGGCAAACGTCCGGTGAGTCGTCTTCGCTGTGATCATCCAGCACCACGACCTTGTCGCATACCTTCATCAACG